AAAACTTATTATCTAAGGGTTTTTTACTCATAAATGTAATGTAATGATATAAACTAAAAGTATGGCAAAGATAAGTATACCACTACAATATAATATTAGAGATTATAACAACCGAATTCATAATTTCGCTGTGTTAACTAATGTATCTGTATCTAAATTTGATAAGACACAGGCATCAAATGTAATTGTACACCCAAAACAAGCTATTAACTCACCTGAATGGAGTTTTCCTAATAATGATGGTACTCGTCATCACTTTAAGAAACATAATAACTTCCGTGATCAGGAATTATATAATAGAAGAACTCGTAATTATATACATAGACACGGTACCGCAATTAAGTACTATTCAACTTCATATAATCCAGATATACTATATCACGAAGATAACAACCGCATGATCGAACGTGTATTTGATCTACCAATTATATTCTCATTTCAGCCAGAAGCAGAACTATATGCTAAATTCGGTATTCAACAAATGGATGAAACCGAAACACATTTCCACATGGGTATGTTTCTTGAAATGAACTACCAAAGTTTAAGAAAACACGCAATTGAACCTAATTGCCCAGAGCACGAACATAATCCAATTTATTCACAACGTGGATATGATACATTTAGATACTATGGTTATACTTATGACCAAATTGGTCCAAAGAACAATGATAAAATTAAAATAGAAGCATTTGATTCTCTTTATGAAGTAGAGTCAGTAAATGATGCATCACCTGAATATCAACATAGATGGAGAAAATACTTCTGGAAAATTATGTTGCGTGACGCAATTGATGTTGGACAAGATATATCGGAAGATGTATTGGAAGATGACGATCAACGTAATTTCTTGGGTGACTTACTTGGTGGAAGTATTATTGATACTGAAACTAATGAACCTACTAGAGCAAATCCATTTGATGTATCTGATATTATTGATACACTTAAAGATGATGTTCTATTCCATCCACCAGAAGTAGAGAAAGATGTAATTGATGTATCAGCAGACCAAAATTGGTATCCTGGATACGATAAACTAGGAGGTTGGTAATGGGTATTAATCACGAATCGTTCTACTATGTTCGTATGATAGAGAAAGTTGAGATAGCATTAGCTGATATGTTTAATGGTATGCGAGTGAATAAATATAGTGATATCAATCGCAAAATACCAGTTAAGACGGTTGATGTCCCACTGGTTGTATACTATGACCCAAGTTTCGGAAACTGGGTGAGTAACAATCGTCCAAAAGATAGAATACTTAGATTACCTATGGCTGGTTTAAGACTAGACCAAATGTCTAAAGATGGTGTATTTAGATCACAAGCTACGGCTACTCGTGCTATATTCTCTAGAGCAACCGACCAATGGATTAGGGACTTACAACCAACACCATATAAATTAACATATACGTTATCATTATTAATGGATAGTAGATCCGATCTTGGACAACTACTTGAGAACATTACACCATACTTTAATACAAGTAGATCATTACGAATAAATGAATTTGACTTTGCTAGAGATATTGAACGAAAGATACCAGTGACTATTGGTAACCCAAACATTAAAATGACTGATGGTATCACTAATAATGATGCCAAGCATAATTACATTGAAGTTGACATTCCATTCACATTGAATGACGTACCAATGTATAGACCACTTGAACTGGCAGAGATTATTAAATATGCCGAATTAAATGTACGAGCAGGTGACATCGTTGGTTCACACCAGTGGTTTATCTACCCAGACTCAGTGGTAGATGGTGAGAGAAAACCTTGGGAAACCGTTGGTGAGAGTACTAAAGAAGGTTGGTCATTTGTTCGTAGTATATGTCGCACTCTTAAGAGACAAGTAGAATTAGATGGTACTATATCATATGAGAATATATCACCTGAACTATGCTCACGACCTGTAGGTGTACCGAGTACTAAACAGTTGCAATTATTATTTAATGAAGACACTGACACCGAGATAGATTATGGTGGTTTTAATAGAGACTTTGTGATATTAAACGATGCATCACGAGAATTTCTTAGAGATATGCCACCTGGTGGTGGACAAGAAGTTGATGGTGGGTATACATCAAATACAGATTGGAATCAAATTCTTACCTGGTTTGGTAGCGATGATGGTGAACACCAATCTCCATTCTCATTTGATGCTCGTATTCAATTCATAAATGAAGTTCCTAAAGATACAATATTCCAACGATTAGAAAATAAGGCAATTGATGGTATTAGTCAAGGTGAAGTATTCTTTGAATGGGGATTAGAAGATTACAAGCCATACTTCCAATTTAAAACAGTTGGCAGTAACGCATTGAGTTTAAAATATGTATCAGATGAATCAATGAAGGAAATTGTTAATAGCGTTGATATTTTCAGATTCATATTCGTACTATATAATAAAGGTAATGATGGTATATTTGCATATTCAACTAATGATGGCGACACCATAGCACAATCAACAAGTAAGGAAATATTCTAATGGCGACACCAGTTATATTAAGTATAAACAAAGAATATGGTATATATGGTGATACTATTATATTAACCGGAACTGACTTATCTAATTCAATTGTTATGGTTGGTGATAGTGAAGTATATGCATCAACAGGGTCGTATGATAAAATTACATTCATTATACCTATAAATAAAGAAATTGGGACATATGACATATATGTAATTGATCCAATTACAGGAACATCAAATACAATACAACTTACTATTGGATTATCCCCTATAATACTATATGTTGAGCCATCTAGATTAGTACAAGGCAACCTAATCACAATAAATGGTGATTTTTTAATTAATGCAAACGTTAGATTTAATAGCTCACCAGTTGCCACTATAACTAATACAAATAATATAATAACATTTAATGCACCTACTATAAGTAATGGTGAATATATAATTGAAGTTACTAATGACTTTGGTGTGATTACAACAATTGTTGAGATAGGTGAAGCACCTATAATCAATTCAGTTGATAAACCTATTGTATCTTATAATGAAGTAACTACATTTAATATTTCTAATTTCATAGCATCATCAATTATTTATATAGATGGTAATAAATTGAATGTAGTATATCGTGATGCAAATAATATTACTACAGTGATGCCTGCCATTGATCCAGGTACATACCAAGTTACGGCTGAAAATGGATTTGGTACATCAACATCGTTTAATATTAATATTACCGAAGGTGCTCCTTATATACAAATAATTGAACCTAAAAAAGGATCAGTTGATAGTATAGTTAATATACATGGGTTTGATCTAATTAATTCAGATGTGTATTTCAATTCAGTATTACAAGTACCATTATCAATTACCAATAAAGATATATCAATATCTATACCTAACTTAAGTACTGGTACATATACCATTGATTTAAATAATGGTATTGATGTAACATCTGGTGTATTTGAAATTATTGATACACCTGAAATTGAAAATATGACACCAAGGATTATTGTCAATAATAATGAATTATTAATAACTGGTTATAATTTAAAGTCCGAAGGAATAGTTAAACTACTTATTGGCAATTATATAATTAATAGCAATGAATTTAATGAATTTAGTGATACTACAATACTTGTCACTATACCAATATCAATACCAAGTGGGTGCTATAGAGTATATATTTCGCATGATGACGTTAAGAGCAATGGTGAAATACTTATAATTACATCTGATATAAATAATGTAAATAAAAAAAATAACAGTGGATTACCATGTAATACACAAGCTAGTATATATTTAGATGATGTCAGTGATGTATATACCAAACCAGGTATGTATATAGGATACCAATATGTTATTAAAGTAATTGATTATGACATTGACATATCAACTGGTGGGTTACTTGAGATCGATGGATTCCAATTACAAGAAGATGACGTTGTTCAGTTAATCAATCAGAGCAATGTATCCAATGATGGTATATATGAAGTTAAACTTAATACTTGGGAATTATTGCACTCAAGTGATGGACTCTATATTGATAGTGGTGTTAGAGCAAATGATCCTATTGATGGTGATTTAACTAGATGTCTAGTTGTTGATAATGACGGACTTGACTTTTCAACAACTGGCGTTTATGATATTTGTTATAGTGTAATTAATTCATCTGATGTAATAACATCTATATGTAGAAAAGTTAAAATCATGTCGCCAAGCT